AATGTTCCGCGATCCACAGGACTATCACGATGTTCCTCTGAACACCAATATGAACAAGATTGACTCCTACCCAGAGTTGTCACTTGGCTCATACGGAACTGCAAGCACCGAAGATATGATGATGGTGCAGGCGTTGGTGGAACTCCTTCGGTATGAGAAGGAACGCAAGCGTCCCGTGGAAATCAAAGCCCGTGTGGCCTGGGAACACTACAACGGGTTCTACGCCAACGATTCAATGAAAGACCCTCATCAGTCAATGAAGGTCTTCCCTACTCAGTTTATGACAGTAGAACGTTTCGCCGCTGCCATCTCCAGGTTGCGCCAGCAAGACCCCAACTGGTTCGAGTCTGAGGCTTTGATCCCTCAACAGCAAGTCATCATCAATCTGGTCAACAAGTGGTTGCAGTATCAGTGTGACCACCCCATCATTGGCTTCAATCAATTCTTCTCCGACCTGATCCATAACGGACTCCTTACCAGTCAGATGTATGCAATGATTAGTCATCAGACGGATGGTGTTCCGGTTACAGATGGTGGTGTTGATGAGAAGCTTGACTTAGATGAGACAGACAAACTCTACCAGTCTCTTAATGAGTTGACTACTGTTGGAGAGAAGCCGGCTACTGACCAACCACCCTTCGCAGCGAACAAGAAGACTCCCCGTCTGTTGTTGGAGTGTCTTGACCCAGCACACGTTTACTTGGACACCACATCCAAGAAGGGTCGCTATCGGATGTGGGAGACGTTTATGGGAACCGGCCAGTTCCTGGAGGAGGCTGCTGCTCGCGGGTGGGACATCAACGCTTGTAAGCGCGCCGCCCTTCGTAAGAAGCCAATGGATGCAATGGACAACCGGGATGATTTCCAACAGGGTGTCAATCCTGATGAAGGTAAGAACTACCATAATGAAGTTGTTCTTACTCACTTCGAAGGAACGTTCCACGACATCAACACAGGTGCTATCTTCTTCCACAACAAGTATATGATTATGGCAAACCACTGTGAGATTGTAATGGCTCCAGTGGACATCCCATTCTGGGATGGAGAGTCTGTTGTGGTTGACTCTCCCTTTGTTAAAGTGGCCAATGCCGTTTACGGTAAGTCTCCTATTACAGAGAACATTGATTCGTTTGACTTGCGTCACGACATTATGAACCTGTTGGTGGACTTCTTCAAGATGAACTTGAAGCCCGCCTGGACGGTGGATAAAGACAGACTTGACCCGATAATGAATCCTGAGATTGACGGTATTTATCCTGGTAAGGTCATCTTCATCCAGGGTAATGGTGGACCGTCACAAGGTAAGGTAGTTGATACCTGTGTTACTGCTGACCTACCTACAGGCTTCTGGCAGTTTATGCAGTTCTATCAGACTACTTACGCTGAGAACACAGGTATGTCTCAGGAGTTGATGGGGATGAACCGGACCCGTGGTCGCATCACTAAAGGGGAGTTTGATGCACGTTCTGCTGAAGGCTCTGCCTTGTTGGTGGAGTTCTTCCAAGGGATTGAGGAACGCCTCCTCCAGCCGATGCTCCATCGTATGTTCACCCGCACCTTGCAGTATACTCCTCAGCGTATGTGGGCAGCGTGGATCATCAGTAATATGGAGAAGATTCTCCCGCCTGTTCCTTCTGATCCGAAGGCGGCACAGGAACACGCTGAGTTGCGTGGGCAGTGGGAAGACACGTTGAAGAAGGTAGCGAACTGGTCACCACAAGAACGGTTCAACAAGCTGGGTGGATTCTTCCGTTTCAAAGTCAAAGTTTTCTCCAGCTTGCTGGAACGGCAAGGGATGATTGAACAAGCCACCTACTTCCTCCAGACTGTTGGCCGTATCCCGGGTGCGTTGCAGTATGTCCGCATCCCTAAACTCCTGGAAAAGATTGCGGTTGGCTTTGGTTGGGACCCGGAGGAGATACTCCAATTAGAAGCCCTTCCTATTCCCAAAGAAGATTCTGAAATGTTGTCCAGGGTTATGGACGGTGGTGAGGAACTTGACACCCCCGACCTTACAATGGGACTGGGAGGGATGTTCGGTGGTGGAGGCTTCACACCAGGACCTTTCGATGGTAAGCTTGACACCAGTTCTGGCTCCCCTCAACCAGGAGTTGGACAGCCCGCCAATCCCGTCCCATCCCAAGTGAAACCGAGGTTTTAACCAATGGACAAAGGTAAAGAGTGGACTGTAATGGACGCCGGTATGGACTCTGACCGATTCATCGAAAATGACATCGGGAAGATTCTGGACTGTGGTTATGGGAAAATTCAGTCCTCAGAGTTGGTAGATGCTACCAGGGCTCCCCGTATGCTCCCACGCGAAGGGATGTCCTATCTGATGCCAACTACTTCAGTCAGCCCGGCCGGGGCTAAAGGAAAGGAGGACCTGAGTAACTATGGCTGAGTTCCGTATGATCAATACGCCTTCGGGTGCTAGGAACGTTGCGAACCAGGAAACCAACCTCATCCACAACCGTTGGGATGAGGGTGAGGCGACCAACGAACGCAACACCACGCCGAAGCTTACCCGTGAATCGGTAAGCAATGGGGAGAACGAGATGGCAAAGATCGTAACCCCCATCTAAGTTTTGTGAGGTATCAGATGTCCGACCCTTCTGTAAGACAATTGAGGCTAACCGATGCAGAGTTAACACTCAAAGGTATTGTTGAGGAGATGAAGGAGGATATACTCCGCAGGTTGGTTCTATCTGATACCTCACACGAGTCTCTCCTTGTAATTAAAGGAGAGGCAAAATTTTGCCAAAAGTTGGTTGAACGATTCCGCGCTGAACAAAATAAAAAGTAGGAGACTTGAGGATGGATTGGCTTTCCCAGGTAGGCACAGAAGTTGATGAGGTTGAGTCATTGAAACAACAGTTAGCGCGGACGAATCAGGAACTCAACCAACTACGCTCCACTTCCCACCAGCAACACAACCGCGCTGCGCAACAGAACAACATCCTGCGTGGACAGTTGGAACAAGATAAGGTTCCAGATGCAGATGAAGACTTGAACAACTGGGACTGGAACAAGGTCGCTGGTGTATCACAACAGAAGAAGGAGACAACCAAGGTGAGTGAAGACGGAGAAGAAGCTATCACGTTCAAATCCAAGAAGCAGATGGATGACTACTTTGCACGGAAGCTGCAGAAGCACGAACAGACGAAGGTGCAACACATCCAGCAGGCCCAACAGACGCAGGCCCAACTGCAGGAACAGTTCTTCAAGGAACACCCGGAACTGATTGAACACGCGGAAACCGTGCAGCGCCTCTGGCAACAGTCCGTTTCGTTGAACCCCAACATTGACGCCAAGCAACGCTTCCAGGGTGTGGTGGGGGAAACCAAGGCCATCCTCAATCAGTATGGTCTGCTCAAGACTCCTGAGCAGCAGGAGAAGGAACGCAAGCAACAGGCCAACGGTCAGAGTCCCTACTTCGGGACCGGTCAACTTCCGGTGAGAGATGTTGGCAGACCTATGCCGGAGCGTGTAGAGTATAACCAAGACGCACACGCCCAGGAGATTGAAGCCCGGCGCAAAAGTATCGCGTCCAAAATGTTTTCGTAACTCCGGTTACAACTGAATAGAGCCTACCCCAGAGGCAGTTAAGATACGTCGGCAGGACACGACCCTCTACTAAAGCTGAACTGGGTGACGCACCAAGCATCACCTGATTTAACTAGAAGAGGAGAAATGTAATGCCGACTATTACTACTACCGACGTAGCGGACCTTCATCTGGCCAAACTGAGCCGGGAAGTCCGTGTCGCCGCACAAAAGAAAATGAAGTTCCGCCAGTTCGTTCGTCCCGATGTGGACTTTGGCTTGCACGAAGGTAACCAATACAAGTTCACCAAGTTGGGGAACATCCAGGAACGCGCTCGTAAGGTTGGGGAAACCGATGACATTCCGCAGGGTAAGCCCGCCATCACCTCCACGCTGATGACCTGTGATGAGTATTCGCTGGAGGTGCCCTACACCGCCCGCGCCGCTCAGATCGCAGAACTCAGTCTGGAGTCAATGATCATCCGCCAGTTGCAGAACAACGCAATTGAAACCCTGGATGAGTTGGCCGCTGAGAAGTTCCTGGATTCCGATCTGGTCTACACCCCCTACGGAACCGAGAACTCCAAGCTGGCCACCTTGTCCACCTCGGGCACGGCCGGCACCACGGCTACCCGCCCCTGTCGCGGTTGGGACATCAAGAACATCGTGGGACGTATGCGTTCCAATTACAACATCCCTGGGTTCGGTGGTTCCAACAACTACATCTGCATTGCTTCTGAGGCTTTCCTCCGTGGCATCGTAGATGACGCCGAGTGGATTGAGGCGAGCAAGTATGCCCAGCCTGACAAGCTGCTCAATGGTGAGGTGGGTATGTATCAGAACACCCGCTTCATCCACGAGAACAACGTTCTCAATGATGCCCTGGCCGGTGGTGGTGGTGAAGCCTGCTTCTTCGGTGATGACGTGGTTGTCGAAATCGAAATCTGGCAGCTTGAACTGCAGCGCGCCATCGCTGACAGCTACGGTCGTTCCAAGGCAATCCGCTGGACCTGGTTCGGTGGGTTTGAAAAGACCTGGGACTATCCCACTGAGAATGAGACGCGCAGCTTGCTCGTCTCCAGTCTCTAATCAGTAGTAGGAAGGAGTAAGAAACAATGAGTGGAGTTGCAAGTTCTCCCCAGGCTGGTCGTTTCCAGACCATCCACGTTCTTCAAACCGCGTCTTTGACTTTCACCAGTCAATCCACCGGTTCTATTGCAGTCCTCCCGGTTGCCTTGGACAAGATTGAGTTGCTGGCTGTGGGTCTGATCCTCACCACTGACTCTGGTGCCGTGGGAACTGGTGCTGAAGTTACGGTTCAGAAACGTGCGCGTGGTGCGGCGTCTTACAGTAACATCTTCACCGGGGCCAAGGTTACTGCATTGGCCAACGTTGACAGCCCGGATGTTACGGAGGTTAGCCTTGACCAGGCTGCCACCTTGGATTCCGGCCTGTTGGACAAGCCAAACTTTGTTTCGGCTGTCAAGGGTGACCTTGTTCAGTTGAACTTAACTGTTCAGGGAGTCAGCGGAACTCAAGTGGGTTACGCTTACCTGAAGTATAGGGAACGTCCAGTAACTGACTAATCCGCCGGGGAGGGTGGGGTCACACTCACCCTCCCCAATTTCTTTTGTGAGGTAAGACAATGGCCCTGAGAAAAAAGAATCCAGTGTTGAAAGGTAGGGTCACCGAGTTTATTGGTGGCCCTACTGGCAATCACTCCCTAGTATACCGTCACGATGATGGTGGGCTCTACCACAAAGATGGACGCGCCCTGCCCAAGGACCCCATCAAACTGCACGAGATGGGTATCCCTGTTCCTCCTCCCTTGCGTTCCAAGATGTTACGTGACATCCACGAGCGCAAGATTCAGAACGAGATGGCCAAACGCCGCGAGGAACTGGAAGAACAACTCCTCCAGGAACAAGCTCAGTTGGACGAAAAGTTGGCTGAGATGGATGCACGTATGCGCCGCAATGAAATGGAACCGGTAATGGTTGACTCCATCCCCGTTCCTGAACCCCCTCCAATGTTGTTCCCCGAGGAAGTTCAGGCCTATCAGGATGCTGCCGAAGAGGTTGAAGAACCTGCTGAGGAAGAAGCTGAAGAGGTTCCTACCACTCGCCGTCGCCGCCGGAGCTAACCACTATGTATCCTCACACCATTGCACAACTCAAAGAGAATGTGTTTGCGAAGTTCCCTCGCCAGTCACCGACTATCAAGGGTATCTTTGACAATCAAGTTGAGAGTTGGATTCACGAACTCTGTAAAGCGTTTCCGTTTTACTTTATGAGAACGTTCCCGTTGAACCTTTCAACGGATTCAGCTTTTGACTTTCCTTTGACGTTGGCAACGGAGGTGAGGAAGAAGAACAAGTGGATGGCTCCTGGATGGTTGATTGCCGAGTCTGGTGTAGGACAATACCAATTCTCCCACCCTGTAGAGATTGAACAGTGGTCTGATCCTACTTGGTGGGTGAATTCGTTTGTTGAGAAAATCCACTTCATCAAAGAGTTTGACGTCTACGGAGCCTTCCTCCAGGACATCCCAGTATACTCCCGAGACATTGCGCTGTCTCACCAGTATAATCAGAACGGTAGAAGCCGCACTGCTTACCTTTCCCAAACGGAGAACGGTGCTTACCTGAACCTCAATCCTGTTCCTGATGACTACTACCTCTATGCGATAGAGTTTCAAGTAGTGAACCCTCCTATCTACAACGCTGGAGGGTCTGATATGTTCAACCAGTTCCTCAACTACGCTCCCAGGATTGTGGAGCTATACTGTTTGATTCAGGTTGCTGATTACTTTGATGAACCTAACCTGAGTTTGAAGTATGAGCGTAGTCTTTTTGGCACCCCACCCAAGGGTTTGAAGACCGCCATCACAGAAAAGACCGGATTGATTGGAGACTTGGTTGCTGACTCTCAGAAAGCGATTGCACAAGCTAACTCAACTCTGCGATTCTTCCAATCTTCTAAAGAAGCTGTTGGTCGTTCTGGTCCTGGACGTGGTTGGACTCGTCCTAATCGCTATGGCTATTGGAGTAACTATCCTTACTAATGGCTAAGCCACTCACAAATAGCAACCTCATCTACGCAAGTCTCTT